AATATTATAACCCGCGTGGAGGCCCCCCGACCACACACCGAACAGGGCCCACACGATACGCTACGCTCCCGTGGGAACACAAGGGCCCTGTTCTCCCGCCAAAACCTGCCCTATATAAAGCATTGGACACATTGCATTTGCAGTGTGCAGAATTCACACCTCCACGCAGGGTAGAGCATAGAGTTTTCTGGCACACCCCGTTTTTTCGCTAAGGACCTGCCGGACTTCTGTTCACTACCATGGCCTCTTCATCTGCACCCAGGTTCCGTGTCTATTCCAAGTACCTCTTTCTAACATATCCTCAATGTACCCTTGAGCCACAGTACGCCTTGGATTCACTTCGCACTCTCTTGAACAAATATGAGCCCCTCTACATCGCTGCTGTTAGAGAGCTCCACGAAGATGGATCACCACATCTGCACGTTCTCGTGCAGAACAAGCTTCGTGCTTCCATCACCAATCCCAATGCCTTAAACCTCCGTATGGATACATCTCCATTCTCCATATTCCATCCAAATATACAAGCTGCCAAAGACTGCAACCAAGTTCGTGATTACATCACGAAGGAGGTTGACTCCGATGCAAACACAGCTGAGTGGGGAACATTCGTGGCAGTTTCAACTCCAGGTCGTAAAGACCGTGATGCGGATATGAAACAGATCATTGAATCTAGTTCCTCTCGCGAGGAATTCCTCAGCATGGTTTGCAATCGTTTTCCGTTTGAATGGTCTATCCGTCTCAAAGACTTCGAGTACACGGCACGCCATCTATTTCCTGACCCAGTTGCCACTTACACACCTGAGTTTCCAACCGAATCACTCATTTGCCATGAGACCATTGAAAGCTGGAAAAATGAACATCTCTACTCCGTAAGCCTCGAATCCTATATCATTTGTACTTCCACTCCTGCGGATCAAGCGCAATCTGACTTAGAGTGGATGGACGATTATTCCAGGAGTCACCGGGGAGGCATAAGTCCATCTACATCTGCGGGCCAACCAGAACAGGAAAGACTTCCTGGGCAAGGTCTCTAGGGACACACAATTATTATAACAGTCTAGTTGATTTCACAACATATGACGTCAACGCCAAGTATAATATCATCGACGACATTCCATTCAAGTTCACACCGAACTGGAAGTGCTTCGTCGGGGCTCAGCGTGACTTCACGGTCAATCCAAAATATGGTAAGCGAAAAGTCATACGGGGTGGAATACCTTGCATCATTTTAGTTAATCCAGACGAAGATTGGCTCAAGGATATGACTCCCGAACAGTCGGATTACATGTACTCTAACGCTGTTGTTCACTACATGTATGAAGGCGAGTCTTTCATCAACTACTCGTTCGCCTCCGGCGAAGATGTCACTGCTTCGCAGTGACTGTCCTAGCGCGGACGGCGTACAGTTTCTATAAATGTAATATCTCAGGGTGTTGTATTTCGTTTTCCGATGTCATTGTGTAAGGGTTGTTTTTTGTTATAATTTGGTTTGTCTTTGCTCGTAGCCGAGCCTCTGTAATCGAATGACATGAGATAAATAAAATATTATTTTATTACTGAATGCCGATGGCTTTGAAATAACACGCGTGCGTATAGGCACATACAACATCAAACGCCGTAGAGGCACTGTCACCAGTAACACCACCACGAGTACTGCTTATGAGATACAGTGCTCCCTTCTTAATGTCGCCTATCTTGCCGTCACCCGTGTTCATCCACTCCGTCGTGACACGCAAACCTTTGAAGAACTTGTTCGCGTCCACGATATTCTTGCCGACTACCCAGTTGTAGCGTTGGTCAACGGTCTTAGACCCGACCTTCCGTCCATCAGTAACAAGGTTCACGGTCCACTTCCTTTTCACCACGAATCGATGCGACCAAGCACGTTGCACAGTCCACGTACTCGGCAGCAGATTCCAAGGCATCGTAAAGATGTCAGTGGCGTCTGGCATTGCCTGTTTCGGCTCTGCATCATAGACTAACCAGTGGTAGAGGCGGACTGGACCGATGAACGGAGCTGATGCATCGGACATATAGCAGGTACCCTGTATGTTAAATTTGTATAGGACGGTCTGATTTGTATGCCGATTATTATCGGCCTTACCCTGAGCAAAACAGGTAATCAGATCGACCCGGGGTGTATTACCCACAACAATATTGGTCCTGTCGCTATTCAACCAGTTGTAGCGGAATACGCAGAGAGCTGGGGGCTTCACAGGTACTACCTTATACGTCTGTTTACGCCGCTTATACACAGCCCCCTTCCACCTTCCGCTGGATTCTCCCTCTTCGAGCTTACGTTTCCCCTTACCTCGGGAGTCCTTGTTGGTCACCATTTAATCTGGCCGGTGTATTCCCGTAACCAATTTCCTCGGTCCTCCTTTGCTTCTTCGCCTTACACACTAAAATTAAATCTTTCAGAAACAGAGTGTAAGCAAGCCAAGCAACGCCTACGGCTATTAACAAACCGAAGGTAACGAACACAAATGTTCGCCAGGCGTAGTCGGAGGAACCGGGATTGGAAGGGGTCTGGTATTGATAGTCCCGTATAGGAAGCGGGGGGGCTATTGCCTGCTCCATCGAGATGGGCTACCGCGCACTTCCTTATAAGCTAAGGCATGGCACAGATTTCCAAGTCAAAAGTGTGATAAATCAACATCTTCCACGAAAGTGATCAGAAAAGATGTGGTCCAAAAGCCTCCGCGCACTCACGAAAAGCCGAGTGCGCGTCGGGGGCCACCACGCGGGGT